GTCACAGAAGCCGGGACAGATGAACAGCCTGGGTTCACTGGTTATGAATATGACCTGACCCAATACACCAAGGATGAATACATCAAAATGATTGATGACAGGAACACATCCTTGGAAGATCAGATGACACAGGCACAGGAAGCCATGTGTGAAATCTATGAAATGATGGCATAAGGAAGGGGTGAGAATATGGCAAATATTTATGCAGCACTTATCATTAAGGGTAAGAAGTCAATCAATGATGTTCCTGACAAGATCAGGGATGAAGTCAAACAGGTGCTGATTGATGAAGGACACCCGGAACTGGCAGAAGGTGGTAACTGATGTTGTTTCAGTTCATCATAAAAATTTTATTTAGAAAGGATGTGGAATCTATGGCAGTGATCTATGCAACCCTTATCATTAAGGGCAAGAAAACCTTTGCTGATGTACCTGAGAAAATCAAGGACAAAGTGAAGGAAGTTCTGATTGACCTTGATTGCCCTGAATTAGCAGAGTAATCAACAAACAAGGAAATTATCACAGGAACAAAAACAACCGCTATATGACCCTTATATGAGGTCACAAGCGGTTGTTTTTATGTTCAGAAAGGACAGAGAAAATGAAACAGACTATTTGCAGTGTATTAGGTGTGATTGGTTCAGCAATCGCATCTTTTTTTGGTGGTTGGGATGCGGGACTTACAACCCTTCTGATCTTCATGGGTCTTGATTACATTTCAGGACTGATTGTTGCGGGGGTGTTCAAGAACAGTCCTAAGACAGACACAGGTTTACTTGAAAGCAAGGCGGGGTGGAAAGGTCTTTGCAGAAAGTGCATGACCCTGATTTTTGTACTGGTTGCATACCGCCTTGATCTTGTCATTGGCACAAATTACATCAGGGATGCAGTAATTATTGCGTTCATTGCCAATGAAACAATTTCCCTTGTGGAAAATGCGGGTCTTATGGGGTTACCACTCCCGGCGGTTATCACCAAGGCTATTGATATTTTACAGAAAAAGACAGAAAGTGAGGGTGAATAATATGATGAAGGGTATGGATATTTCAAAGTGGCAAGGTGCAGTTGACTTTGCCAAGGTTGCAGCAAGTGGGATTCAGTTTGCAATCCTTCGTGAAGGTTATCGTCAGGCAGTAGATGGCAAGTTCTTTGAATATGTCAACGGATGCCGTGCCAATAATATTCCCGTCAAAGGTGTATATCATTTCAGTTATGCACTCAACGCAGATCAGGCAAGGAATGAAGCAGCATTTTGTATTGCACAGGTTGAGAAAGCCGGACTTGGCAAGGACACAGTGATTTTCTATGATTTTGAATATGACACTGTAAAACAGGCAAAGGAAAAGGGTGTCAACCTTGGTAAGAATGAAAGTGTTGCTTTCACAAAGGCATTTTGTGAGTATGTAACCAGTCACGGGTACAAG